CCATATCTGAAACAATAGGTAAAATAGCGAGAGAATCAAAAAATCTACCTGATTTTATGGTTCAATTAGGTGTTAAAGGAACTAGTGAAATGGTGTCTTTTCTCGGTAAAGAATTGGAAAAAATACAAAAACAAGAAGTGGAATTAAGAAATAAAATTAATTCTGAACTTGGTTTAACCGGTGAATTATCGAGACAATTTAGAAACAATATATTTGAAACATTACCAGCCGCAACCGCCATGGGATTTAGTTTTGAGGATGTGAAAGATTATTCAGTACAAATGGTTGAACAAACTGGTAAGATGACAACATTCGGTAAAGATGTTTTACAAGAATCTCAAAAAACAGCAAGAGCATTTTATGGTGATTTATATAGATTGGGTGCCGCGTTAGATAGTTTTGACAAAATAGGTATTGGTGCAAAAGATGCAATCAAAGAAATTGACAAAGCGGGTAAAAGTTCATTAACTCTTGGTTTAAATGCAAGAAAAGTAGTGGCGGATGTTGGTGCTAATATGGACAAATTAAATACCATTGGATTTAAAAATGGTGTTGAGGGATTAACCAGAATGGTTCAGAAGTCTATTGAATTTAATATGAATATTGAAAAGGTTAAAACAATGGCGGAAAAACTTTTTGACCCGGACCAAGCAATTGCGTTATCTGCTGAATTACAAGCTATAGGAGGCGCTATTGGTGACTTTAATGACCCATTAAAATTAATGTATATGGCGACCAACGATGCTGGTGGATTACAAGATGCTATGATAGGTGTTGCAGGTTCATTAGCCACATATAATACTGAATTAGGTAGGTTTGAAATCACAGGAGCTAATCTTAGAAAATCTAAAGCATTAGCGGACCAAATGGGTATGAGTATGGAAGAGATGTCTAAAACCGCAATCAAAGCTGCGGAAAGGTCGTCAGCAGCAACCGCGTTGTTATCATCAGGTCTACAAATTGACGAAAAAGAAAAAGAGTTCTTAACCAACATCTCTAAAATGGAGGGTGGTAGAATGGTTATTGACATCCCTCAATCCTTGGCAAAAGAATTAGGATTGCAGGATACTAAAGTTGCATTAGATGAATTAAGTCCAACAATTGCAAAAGGTTTATTAGAGAACCAAAAAGCTTTTGAAGATATGTCTGTTGAAGATATTGCAAGAGACCAATATACCGCAACCCAAAATATGCAAAAAGACATAAGTGCATTATTAACAGTTGCTAAGGTACAAGCGGCCGCGACAATAAGACAACCTTTAGCTGAATTTGACAAATACATTGAAGGGTTAGAGTTATCTGAAAATTTAAAAGAAAAAACAAGTTTAGGTGGGTTACAAAAAACGGACGAAGAGTTATTTTCTAAGATGGTTAGTGAAGCAGTTGCACCCGCTAAAGCTTTGGTTGCTAAAAGTATGGGTGTAAGTGAATCTGATTTGGAAAATAAATTAAAAGGTAATACCAATAATCAAAACTCAAATCAAACGGCCGCAGTGGTTAATTATAAACACGAACATAACTTTAAAACAAATGGTCCTGTTTTGGATGCGGTTGTTCGGGAAATGTATAAAAGTCCATCAGTGGTAAATGAAATGCGTCAAACGGTTACACCTTCACAATTAGATTACACATCTTTTACCTTGCCACCTCAATTTAATTAAAATTAAAAAGTTTCTATTTATAATGTAAATGCCAACATATTTAGATTTTAATACTACCAAAGCGTTTAGAGATTTTTTAATTTCAAAAACCCTAAACAGACCCAATGGACCTCAAACGTTTACTGATACAAATTACGTTGTTCAAAATCTAAACAATTTTGCTAATGTTGACCCTGGTGATGTTAAAACAAATTGGTCGGTATACTTTGGTCAAAATTTTATTAACCTATATATTCCACCAAATAGCACTATTGAGGAATACACAAACACGTCTTTACCAACTTTATCACAACTAAATGGTGGTATTTTATCTGCGGGTTATATTAATTCGTTTGAACCCCAAACAACTAATTTAGTTAGTATTATGGCGGGTCAAAACTTCGATGACGATTCGAGGTTAATGAAATTTGCTACACAAAATATTAGAGAAAACAAACAAGGTCCTGTATTAGCCAGACTACAACAAAATTTAGAATCAGCAACTTTAGGTAGGGCTAGAATACTTGACGCATTGGATGGTAACATCGCAACAGCGATAAACATAGTTACAGGAAGAGAACCTCTAATTGAAAAAAACTATAAAATTACTGTTGCTAAAAGTTTATTAGGTAAAGGTGTAGATTTTCTCCAAACGGTTGCGGGTATTGAATTTCCATTTAGTGAAATACCAGGAGATTATTTAAGCAACCCAAGAAACCCTATTGTAAATAGACCGACACCAAAAACCGAAGCGGGTGCGATATTACAAGATGTAACAGGTGTTTTAGGTAGTTTAGTTGGTATTCAAAGAAGACCAAAATTAGGTAGAAAACCATCTGACTTAATGGTTGAATACTTAGGTGAGGGTCAGAAACAAATTTTGTTTGACCAATTATCATATTCAACATACGCACCAAATTACACAACAACAGCAAGGTCACAACAATCATCAAAACTTTTTAATTTTGCAAACAATGTTGCCGGTGGAATTAAAAACTTTTTAGGACTTGAAGCACCAAAAGGTGTTGCTTATATTGGAGACGATAGAGCGGAAGACGTAAAATATACTATGTCAGATTTTAATGACAACATGGTTAAAAGTAGTTACTTCTTAAGTTTAATGTTTGACCCGGTACAAGCCGCTTTATTTGAGAGACAAAGAAATATTTCCCAAGGTGGACCAATTAGTGGTAAACTTACGTGGATTAGTAAAAACTCAAAGAATAAGATTGGATTATGGAACGAGGAATTCCAATCAAGAGAAAGTAACGATTATAACAATTCAATTTCAACAAAATACGGATTTAGAGAAGATTCAATTTTAGGTAAAACTCAAGAAATATTGGATTCAATGCCTAAAGATGGTCAAGCAACAAGAACACATGTTGGTAACGTTATTGACCAAACCAGTAGAATCTTTAAAGAGGGTGATAGTATGTTGTCACGAGGTTCCGCAATTAAGTTTGTTGATAAGTATAAACAAGAAACAGGAGCTGAATATTGTCGTGTTTGGACTAAAGATAGGTCCTATATGAACTATTCAGATACAATGAAAAGAACCGCTAATATTAGAAAGTTCGATGATAGTGTAATGGGTGGTGATAGTAGACCGTATAATATTAATATTGCACCTATATCAAGCGGAAACTATGATGCAAAAAATAGTTTTAAAAATTCATTTGGGTCTAAAAACTCAACAAATATATTTGAAACACCAAACGGTGTCGGAACGGGTGATGGATTTTATGCTAAAAAATATATGTTTTCAATTGAAAACTTAGCATGGAGAACATCAAATACACCAGGATTTACATACAATGATTTACCATTTTGTGAAAGAGGTAACAATGGGGGTAGGGTTATGTGGTTTCCACCATACGATTTAAAGATTAGTGAAAACAACCAAGCGAGATGGCAAGACAATACTTTTTTGGGTAGACCCGAACCAATATATACATATCAAGACACATCAAGAAGTGGGCAATTATCATTTAAGGTTGTTGTTGACCACCCGAGTATCTTAAATTTATTAGTGAGAGAACTTTTCAAAGGAATGTCAGAGGAAGAATCTGAAAATTATATCAACGCTTTTTTTGCTGGTTGTAAGGAATTGGATTTCTACGAATTAATTAGAAGATTTACTCAATTAGATACAAACGATATAAAACTGATTCAAAGTTTATTAAATCAAGGACAAGACCCTGAAACTATCAAACAATATAAGGTAACCACTGAGTACCCAACAGAGACAACACCAACAAACACGACAACACAAGGTAACGAAGCAGATTCTAAACCTGTTGATGAGGTTATAATTAAATTAAAGTATGAAAATGATAGACCGGGACCAAGTTTAGACCTTGATACCACAAAAAATTATACAGAATTATACGACGATTACAAAGGCCAAAAACAAGCTTATATTGATGAATTAGGTGCCGCGTTAAATACTTTAACTGGTTTGTCTCAAACAGACACTCAAGTAAAAACAGAAAAATCTTTTATTTTTGGTGATGCTAATCACGTTATAACACAATCCGACATTGATGCTCAAAAAACAAAAATCGGTGATTATTTTGACCAAGCTGATGTGTCATTTAATAAATACGTATCTAGTTTAAATAGTTTAATATCAGACATATCTGGTAAAACGGCGGAAACAATTAGATTTCAAATTTTATCTTCATGTTCATCAGTTGCGACTAATGATTACAACGAAAGATTATCACTAAGAAGAAGTCACTCCGTAATTCAAGATATTTTTGATAGATTATCGGCTGTCGGAGGAAAAAAAGAATGGCAAATAAAATGGCCAGAAAATTTAAATTTAGTAAACAAAGATAACTCTGAAAACGATAAAGAAATAATTCAACAAGGACAACCGATTGTTATATTAAAAGAGTATAATACAAAAGATTTTGGATTTGAACATGATACTAAAATTATTGTAGAATCGGTCAATTATGGTGAAACATTAACTGGGACCCAACCTGATAAAGATTGTGTTAATAAAGATTTCGTTAGAGTACCAAAATTAAAACAATACTCACCAATTGCGTTCTATTGTAGACAAACGGCAATGTCTTTAAAGTACAATAATAAATCAGAGAAGAAACAACCCGATACACCAACACCACAACCACCTATAACAAAAATAGAAGAAAATGGACAGGTTGTTGTGAACCCACCAACAAGAAAACCCGCCATTGACCCACTAAAAAGAATTATCGCAAAAACACTATCCGAATGTTTTTACTTTAAAAAATTAGAAGAAACTGACCCGATTGTTTTCTCATCACTTAAAGAAAAATTAAAATATTTTCATCCAGCATTTCATTCAACAACACCTGAAGGTTTAAATGCTAGACTTACATTTTTACAACAATGTATTAGACCGGGAGACACCATCCCAATTAAAGGTATTTCGGAAGAATCAGATGTTAGAGCAAGAAACACCGCGTTTGGACCACCGCCTGTTTGTGTCTTAAGAATTGGCGATTTTTATCACTCAAAAATAGTAATTAGAGATGTAAACATTTCTTATGATGACGGTGGGCAAATACTATTTGATTTGAACCCCGAAGGCATTGGAGTTCAACCTATGATTGCGTCGGTAACATTATCTATAAATTTTATTGGTGGACAAGGATTATCTAAACCTGTTGAAAGATTACAAAACGCCTTATCATCTAATTTCTTTGCAAACACAGAAATGTACGATGAGAGGTCAATCGCAACAAACGAAACTATTGGAGGTAGAAATGCTGAAGAATTTACTCGTGAATTTTTAGCAGATTTGAACAAAACTTATACAAACGCCATTAACAAAAACAATCAATCTCAAAATACTAAAAATGTAAAAGATGGAAATTATATGGGTACCCTTGATGGTAACAGTATAAAATATACGGACATAATTAAATCCGTCTTCACCTCAACAGAAAGTTATTTTGATAAGTATCAAGACACGTATAACAAAGTTTATACAAAATACGGTAAAGATATTACTGCTCTTTTATTTAAGGGTGAATATAGACCAATAAATCAATACGACATTTACACCTCAACATCACCAACACCGGGTAAAACATTATCATTACTTGGTTTATATAAAAAGACACAAGAATTAACCGTTTATACATCAGGATTAAAAACAGGGTTGGCTAATTTTCTTAATGACTCGTCTTCAACTTATTTAGTTAATATGGTTGAGTTTGATAAAGAAATGACCGGCTCAATACTTACAGATACAAATGTCAAATTAAAAGATTTTATAACTAAAGAGATAATTGAAAATAAAATAAATGAACTCACCGATTCTACTCAAATATTGGATGAATTGGAAAAATCAAGAAATCAATTAATATCTGATTTAGATAGGGTTAATTTTGTTATTAAAAATGGTAAAGATTCAACAGTACAAGATAGTATTGTTAAATCTGTTGCAATAAGTGGTTTTACTTCGGATTTGTTATATAACGAATACAGTACATGTGTTGATTATATTGAGACAAACGCACCGAAATTAGTTGATGGTTTATCTACCAATATTACATTTTTAAATCCAACAATACAATCGGCGGATTTTGAATTTATGATGAAACAATTGTTATTCGATAAAGTAGAAGCATTTATATCAGAGCTAAAAGACCCTTTGTTATATAAAGACCATTTAAAAAATCAATTGAAAAAAAGATTAAATAAATTTGTTGAAAAACCAGAAGAACAGAAATTTAAATTAACAAAATTCAAAAAAAGGAAAAGCGATAAAGAAATTAAGTTTGGAATTTCATCCACAACAGATGAAACAAACCAAACAATAATAGATGAAGCGAACCAAATCTTTTCAACATCAAACGAAGTTACAGATAAATTAAATTATTATAGACCACAATAATGAGTAGACAGTATTTTGATAGATATCAGTTTTTTATTGAAGACGGTAAATTTAGGATTGTACCAGGGATTGAAATCCCAATAAAATCTTCGGATAGATATATGTTTTATAAAAAGGGTAGAGATAGGTTTGATAAAATATCGCAAGATTATTATGGTTCACCAGTGTTTGGATGGTTAATATTACAGGCAAATCCAACGGCGGGAAGTATTGAATTTGAAATACCTGATAATACTGTTATTAGAGTACCCTTTCCTCTTACAACGTCTTTACAAGATTATAAAAGAAGTATAGAATTATATAATCTATATTATGGCGAGCAATAATGATTACCCAAATAATGAAAACATACTTGTAAAAGTTGACCAAAACAATCTTATTTATGTTGACCCAAATAGTGTTGTCGATTCAAACGGAGAAGTTCAACCAAGAGGACATAAACAAGAAAACTTAGTCATGTATGCGAACTTGGAAGCTGATTTAATTCCAAGAACGACTCTCATTGCTGATGATAATTTAGGAAATACCTTAACACAAATTGCTAAGGGTAATCTTAATTTCTTAAGAAACGCTAGTGGAGACGGTAACTTTGACACAACATGGACGGATGCCTTTGTTCCAAAACCAATTCAAGGACAAGAATCCACATATAAAGACGGATATGATGTAACATTTGGTGAAGACCAATTTAAAGACCCAACCGCACAAACATTTGGTATTGATTCAATAAACATCGATGTAAAAGGGGCTAATTTTGTTCCACAAATTACTATAAACTTTGTTGACGTAAGAGGAAAAACACTTTTTGAATCCTCAGAAAATTCACCATACAGGGCTTTTTTCCATTTACCATGGCCAATCTTTTATTTAACTGTTAAAGGTTATTATGGTAAAGCTATTCGATACAGATTACATATGATTGATTTCAAATCTAGATTTAATGATTCTAATGGTAATTTTGAAATCACAACAAAATTTGTGGGTTCCACTTTTGCGTGGTTGAATGACATTCCTCTATCAGCGATTATTAACTGTCCTTATATGTTTTTGGTTGAAGAAAAAGACAATACAAAATTTAATCAAAACACTGGATTATACGAAACGACAGTAAAACAATCATCAAGAGGTTATTCGATATTAAAATCAGTATATAGGCAGTATGAACAAAAAGGTTTAATCCCGAAAGGTTTTCCTGTTCGTACACTAAAAGAAATTGGGTACATCGCGGAAAGTCTTGATAAAATACTAGAACAACAAATTTTTAGTAAAGTCAGTATGGATGTCTTTTCTGGTATAAAAGAAATGGACACCCTTCTCAATGATTTTGAAAATTCAATAAAAGCTTGGGGTAAACAGTATCTATCACAAGAATATACATCATTTACTAAAACCTCAACAAACAACGAGACTGTTAGTGATTTGTGGTTTTATTTGAATGCAAAAGATAAAACAGAAACAAAACACATATTAGGTAATGGTGCGGGAGCTCTTGAACTTCTTTTAACCAGTTTCAATACCGCGATGGGTAAAACCAAGCTTTTAACCCAAGAATTATACAATAATAATGTCTTAATAAATAAAACAAGTGGGGATTTTAAAAGAATCTCAATTAGAAACGTAAAAAATATTAGTTCATATTATAAGGTTCTCAATGACAAAAAAGTTGTCGTTTATATTGATGGAATTTTTGAAGACATATTTCAAATCAGAAAATCATTTGAGGAACAAAGAAAAAAAGTTGAAGACGATGTTGAAAGAGAAATGAACAAGGTCATTAAAAGTAATGAATATGGATTTGGGTTTGAACCTACCGTTAGAAACATGTTCGCGGTCCTATTGGCCAATGCCGAAGTTTTCATAAGATTAATGAAGGACGTTCATAATAAAGCGTTTGAAGCCGCGAACAATAGAAAAAAAACACTCACAAACTTATCAAAAGAATCTAAGGGTGAAAATATATATCCATGGCCTGAAGTAAAAAAACCCCAAGGTGGTGGTAAACAAAATGTAATTGCATATCCTGGTGATGAAGAATTAGTTCACAAATTAAAATCTTATGACAAAACCCTTTGGCCTGAAGTTGATTTTATTGAAGAATATATTAAAATTGTTACTAATAGGGTAGAAACAAATGTAAATAACGAACCCACAAGAAATGACGTAAACTATGTTTTTGATTCGAACACTGAAAATCAAAAAATTGAAGACTTATCAGGTATTGACGTTATAAATGAATCAATACCATTTATTGATAAAAGTTACGCGGCATTTGTTTATGAACTTTACGAAAGGGCTCTTTATACAACACTGTTTGATTCTTTTAATGACCAAATGATTATACAATTAGCCAACGAAGAGTTTAAAAATATTCAAGAATTAATAAAAGACGATAATGACATTATTGAGTTAGCAAAAACAATAACTAATAAAAATAAATTGATTGCTCCTGTTACAAAAACAAATTTATTAGAAAATGGTGTTATTCAAAAAAATGAAGATGGGACACCCAAAACCACTACCGTATATAATGGATACTTACCAGGTCTGTCACCATTTGAAAGGTTTAATTATTTTAAAGACCATTTACCAACAACAAATTACATATCAAACGTAATCGAAGAACCATTCAAATTTGAAAAATATGACGAATCCGCCACTAATCCTACGGGTGATTTAAAAGAAGACGATTTAAATAAGATTTTAATTGATTACGAACCTGAAGCATATAGAACAGACATATATCCTTTTAATTCAACAACATATTTGAATTATTTAGGTAAGACAAACTTTACGAGAGACAATTTTAAATTCAATGGAATTCTAAAGGTTAATAGTTCACAAGGATTTATTTGTTCGCCGATAGAGATAAACAGTTGGTTGAAAACAGGTTATAATGACGTATCAAAATTATTATCGGGTGAAGTTGACATGTTTACTAACACATTATCTGTATCAGGAAACACAACCTCAATATTAAACACCCCTTATTTTCACAATCAATTATTTAATGATTTCAATAAATCAACCCCACAAGGTAAGTATGTTGGTTCTTCGTATTTGTTATTAAATTCATTACCATTTATTGATTTAGACGAGGAAATAACCTTCGAGAATAAAAAAATATTAACATCATCTTTATTTAGAGAGGTATCGTCCACTCATTTTATTCCATATCATTTGATATTGAAATGGGGTTCAATTTATCATAGATATAAAACACACCTAATAGATGGTTATGATATTTTAAATGGGTGTATAAACTCGAGTTATTTAACCAGACCGTTATCGGGTAAAACTCTTTTTGATAATAACGGAGTGTTAATATCAGAAACATTAACGAACGCAAGTAGTAGTGGTACAACGATTAATGTAACAAGCACGGTGAATTTACAAACAGGAATGACCGTAACAGTTATTGCCGGTACAGGACAAACGGCGCCAAACACATATATTACAAATATTACAAGCACTACAGGATTTACAATTTCACAAACACCACTTACGGGACTAACAGGTGCAACAGTATTAGCGGTTTCTGATGAGTATGTAACTTTTGATGTAATACCAAAAATATCAACATCATCTGGCTCCACATCAGGTGTCACATATACCGGTTTCACAAATGTGGGCATAAGACCATTTTATCAAACTGTTTACAGTCAAATAGTAAATGATTATGCCACTTACGACATAACGTTAGGAAATGTTTCATATTCTTCCACAAGTACTTCAGATAAATTACTACACAGGGTTACACAAAAAAGTGGTATGAATTATTGGGACGTGGTAATGGATAATTCCAAATACGTCTCATCAGATAAAAATTACACCTTATTACCATCTCTTGGTGGTCATAAAAATAGTGAAATATCCGATAGTAACACATTTACATTAGCCGAAGAATTAACATTCAAAACACTTTGGTATCTAAACGATAACCTATCAACTAGTTTTAGTGGACAAACCTTCCCAAGTCCATATGATTATTTTAGGACAACAGGTAACACGTATTCGATATCAACCAATTACAAAAAAGCATTAGACTTAATTGGTACATTTAGTCCTCAGATACTTGAGTACTTCGAAAGTTTTTTTATTGATTTTGCTAGTGAAAAAATGAATGAAGAAATACCATATGCAATTTTTAGAAATTTAAATTACTCTAAATTTCAAGACATTTTAAAAAAATTATCTGTTGTTGAAAAAAAAGATGATGATAGCAACGATATTGATTTATTAATTGGTAACACTCTGAAAGAAAGACAAAAGAAAAATGCACAATCAATTACCACAGATATATTAAACACCACTAATTTAATAAAATTTACCTTAGCTAATCCAAAAGAAATTGACGCAAATTCTTTATATGGTTTAACCGCGGTAGACCCTTATCGTGCTCTTACAACGTATAAACCACAACCTTTCAGTGCTGCGGATTTAACAACACCAAATCTTAATTTTATCAAATTATACATTGGTGAAGATATCGATAGTTACTATGTTAATTTCTTTAGTTTATTAGATATAAAATTAACTGAAGATAATATAAAAAAACATAGACCATTAGCTCAGATATATGGTGGATATCGAGAAGCGGGAGGAACCAACACCAAAGCCGCTTTTTTAACTTATTTACAAGATTCGATAATACTTAAAAGTACAGGTGAAACAAATACCCCAAAAGGGGCCGAAGCTAGACTTGCTTTGTATTTGAATACACTTTTACCATTATTAGGTGGTTTAACGAGTAATGCCACGGGTAATCCTGCTGCTAGTATTGATATGTTTAGAGGTTACAATTCAACTCAAACAAAGTTAGAATTGTATAACACTTTCAAATCATTTAACGATAAATGGACCGCCGGTAATTCAATTGGTCAACGTTTATTACTAGAGGAATTTTTATTCTTAGACAAAGCTAATAGAGACATTGGTGATAAATTTTATTTAAACATAGATAAGTTTACACCTTTATTGAACCCAAACAACTCTAAACTTCCTTTATACAACGCTATTTCCATGATAATTCAAGGTACCGGATTAGATATGAGGGCTTTACCCGCTTATATAAATTTTTACGGTAATAATTTGACAAATAAGAACAAAATAACACCATCAAAAAAGGTTGCCTCAAATTTATTTGGTACATTCTTAGAGGTTGATTATCAAGAGGCGACACCAAAAGTTATCATACAATTAGCCGGACAAACATCGAAAAGAATTGATATGTCCAATAGTAAACCATATAAGTTTGTTGATGATAGTTTTTACATTGGCGGGCAAACACCGAATCCATTATTGATAACATCTTTAGAAAGTTTTTCACAAAACGATTTATCTAAATCTAATAGAGTAGTTGCGTTTGAGGTAAGCTTCGGTGACCAAAATCAAGGTATATTCAAAGGAGTTACACTGGACCAAAGCACATTAAAAAATACATCAGAATCCTTTGAGGTTTTAGAAAATTTGTCAAGGTCCGCTTCTGGCGCCGGTGTGCACAATGTTGATGTTAGTTTGTTTGATTATTACAAACAAGCATCATATAAATGTGGTGTTACAGCTATGGGTAATGTTATGATTCAACCAACTATGTATTTTTATTTAAAAAACATACCTATGTTTAGGGGCTCGTATTGGATTACCGAGGTTTCTCATCAGATAAAGGGTAATAGTATTTCAACAAGTTTTTCAGGAACACGAATACCATACTCCTCATTACCCGACCCGAGGGATTCATTTGTTGCGAGTTATAGAGTTTTGTTTGATAAGATTCAATCAAAAGCAATTGCTAAAATCAAACAGAGAGCCGCTAACGATACCGATACCGACCAAACAGTTATATACCAAGGAATACCATATGTTACGGACAGACAAGGTAAAAATATACAAGGTGAAACGGTTATCCAAGAAGTTGGTATTAACAGATTCGGCGTACCATATAATGGATATAATGAAACTCGTCTAATACAAAAAGTTAGAAACGGTAATGAGGAATGGTTTAGAACTATTGTATATAGAATGGGTGGAGCAAAGTACCCAATAGAAGATACACAGGGATTCAATCTCACAAATGGAATTCAATGGTCTGATGTTAAGGATTCAAATTACAGATTTTTTAATGTGGATTTTCAATTGTCAAGAACAATCACTAATGATGTTATAAAAACAGCTAAAACAACATTTAAAAACCCAAAAAACAATGTGCAATTAACGGTAAATCCTAATTACCAATTAGACAAAACCGTTGGTTCAATAATAGTTGAAGGACCAATTAGCAGAGGACCGAAATCTACCCAAATTGGTATGGGTATGTCATCGAAACTTATGTCCGATTTGGGGTTATATGATGGGGATGTAGTATATTTTAAAATGGATTAATTTAAAGTTTTTAATTTTTTTAGATATTTATTAAATAAAATACCATGAATAACGAAAAATTAAATAAAACATTGGACAACTTTATAGATAATCCAAAACAAATTAAGTACATTTCAAACGATGGAATGGAAAAAGAAGAATGTGACCTTAACACCGGTGAATGTTATGTAATCAGGTCTAAAGATGGTATAGTAGAAAGGATAAATAAAAAATTTATAACCGAAGACGGTAGACAACTTTTACAAGACTAACTATGAAAAGATTAGAAAAATCACTTATGGAAGAACTCGCGAGATATAACGCGATTAATAAATATACAAAAAACTTAATGGAACAGGGTGAAGTACCACCTCCCGCCACGGACTCACCAATTCCACCACCTGGTGATGTCCCACCAGAGGCACCTATGCCGGCCGGAGCTCCAACAGCACCTACAGCACCTACAGCACCCGCTGATGATACTGAAGAAATAGATATTACGGATTTAGTTAACATGACTAAATCAATTAAAAAGGATTTGGATGACAGTAAGTCTAATAACACAAATGTTGTTGATAAAATGGAAACGGTATTTACCAAACTAACAGATTTAGAACAAAAACTATCTCAGATGGATGCCGTAATAAACAAAATTGATGAATTAGGAAGTAAAGTTGAAACGATGAAAGAAAGAACACCCCAAGAAAAATTGGAGTTACGTTCTTTGGATTCATACCCCTTTAATTTAAATCCTCAGGAGTTTTTTGCACAAAAACAAGGCGAGATGCGACAAACAGGTAAAAATGAATACATACTTACAAAACAAGATATTGAGGATTATTCAAACGATACAATAAGAGATAGTTTTAATCCAGAAACAGAGGAAGATGAATTTGAGTTCTAAAGTAAACTTATTGTTAGGTTTACAATTACAGATGAAAATAAACCATTTTCAAACAAAAGGTATTGCTAGGCACGAAGCTTTTGGTAAAACTTATGATGCTTTAACAGAGCCTATTGACGAATTTGTTGAGATTGCTATGGGTAAATATGGTAGGTTTACACTTGACGAGGATACTAAAACTATTAATTTAGTAAATATTTCAGAGATTAATCCCGTTGATATGGTCAAAGTTTGTATTGAAGCCCTTATTGAGTTTTCATATGACTTAGATGATAGGTTAGACACAGATTTGTTAAATTTAAGAGATGAGATACTTGGTTTATTGAATAAATTGCTGTATCTTTTAACTCTTGAGTAATTAACCATTAAAAATAAATTTTAAAAAAAAGAGAGTCAGATTTTGTAATCTGACTTTTTTTGTTTATACTTTACATAGAAATATTTTCTAACTTTTAAAAAACAAAAATATGATGTCAACAACAGAATCAGTACTGGCGCAGTACGAAAAAGACAAACAAGTCGCAAGCGGCAACGCAAACAAGGTATCCCAAGAGGATAGAATGAAAAAGTATTTTACCACCCTCCTCCCAAAAGGTGAAAGAAGCGGTGAAAGAAGAATTAGAATCCTACCTATCAAAGACGGTAGTAGTCCATTTGTTCCCGTGTATTTCCATGAGGTACAGGTTGATGGTAATTGGGTTAAACTTTATGACCCAAACCAAGAGGGTAAACGCTCACCACTGAACGAAGTACACGAAGGATTAAAAATGACAGGTGACGAACAAGACGCAATTTTAGCTCGTCAATACAGGTCTAAAATGTTCTATATTGTAAAAGTTATTGATAGAGATAGAGAACAAGATGGTGTTAAATTTTGGAGATTCAAAAGAAACACTAAAAGTGAAGGCGTTTTAGATAAAATTGCACCACTTTTTAGAAATAAAGGCGACATTACTGACTCACAGACGGGAAGGGATTTAATTATTAATCTAAACCTAACTAAGGCGGGTAACGGTAGAGAATATACCACCATAACATCTATCATCCCTGAGGACCAATCTCCACTACATAGTGATTCAGTTATTGCGGACTCTTGGATTAATGATGAATTGATTTGGTCTGATGTGTATTCTAAAAAACCTGAAGAATATTTAGAAATGATTGCTAAAGGTGAAGTGCCAAGATGGGACACCACTACAGGTAAATACGTTTCAAATTCTACTCAAGAAATTGAAATGTCTAAACCATCTTCACCAACAAATACATCAATTCCTCAAATTGACCCACAAGAAGACATGGATGGGGATGACGATTTACCATTCTAATTAAAACGAACTTGGACACTAGTTGTAATCACGTGTCCAAGTTCTTCTTTTTTTAATTAAAAATAATACAAAACATACAATGGCAATTAAGAAAAAAGAATTCGATTATATATCCAAATTCTCATCGAAAACAAAATATAAGGATGAAAATTTTTATTATTGTGGTGAAGCTTTTAATAGTGCTTGTGGTTTACCTGGACCCGTGATGGGAGGTATTAATATGTTCTTAGGACATACAAACTCATCAAAAACAACCGCTATGATTTTAGCTGCGGTTGACGCACAAAAGAAAGGTCATTTACCCGTTCTTATTATCACCGAAAGAAAATGGAAATGGGAACACGCTATTGAGTTGGGTTTTCAAGCTGAAAAAGACGCGAATGGTGAATGGACGGGTGACTTTATCTTCAATGATTCATTTGACTACATTGAACAAGCAACCGATTTTATAAACGATATCATTGATGCTCACGAAAAGGGTGAAATTCCAAGACACGTTTTATTTTGCTGGGATTCAATTGGTTCAATACCATGTAAGATGACCTTTGATGGTAAAGGTGGTAAACAACACAACGCAAGTGCATTATCTGATAAAATTGGTATGGGTATTCATTCAAGAATTACCAAATCAAAAAAAGAAGATTATCCATCAAAAGACTCGTCATATTATCTAACAATGGTTATAGTAAATCAGCCGTGGGTAGAATTACCCGACAGTCCGATGGGTCAACCTGAAATCAAACCAAAAGGTGGTGAAGCCATAAAATTAGCTTCTACACTTATTTTTTTATTTGGTAATCAGAAAAAATCAGGTATTAATCAAATCGACGCAACTAAAGATGGTAGAAAAATTGTTTATGCTGTTAGAACCAAAATTTCAATCCTTAAAAACCACGTTAACGGATTAGGATACAAAGATGGTAAAGTTATCGTTGTTCATAACGGATATATTGCTGATACTAAAGAAGCGTTAGAATTGTATAAAAAAGAATATTCGAGTTTTTGGAGAGAAAAATTAGGGTCTATTGACTTTAATTTAGAGGAATCAATAACTTACGATTACGAAGAAGAGGAAGATTAATTTTTGTTTAATACCATAAGAGTGATAATTAATGTCTAATGTATTATTAGTAGATGGTGACAATTTACTTACTATTGGTTTTTTTGGATTAAAAAATCACTTTTATAAGGGGGAGCATATTGGTGGGATATATCATTTTATAAACACTTTAAGACGAGCAATTGAAATCCACCACTTAGATAAGATTGTTATTTTTTGGGATGGGCAAGATGGTTCTATAACGAGAAAAAGATTCTATCATCAATACAAAGAGAATAGAAAATCCCGAATAAGGTCCGAGGAAGAATTACATTCTTATGGAAAACAAAGAAACAGGATAAAACAATACCTTGAAGAACTTTTTGTTAGGCAAGGTGAATATGAATTCTGTGAGTCAGATGATTCAATCGCTTATTATGTTCATAACTCACCAAAAGAAAATAAAATAATTTTTTCTTCAGACGGTGATTTGACCCAATTAGTTTCCGAAAACACCAAACTTTTTAATCCATCACACAGTAAAATATATCAACCTAATGATATGTTCGTTTATGACCATGAACAAATTCTTATACAGAATATAAAATTGGTTAAAATAATTTGTGGAGACCCATCGGATAACATTGCGGGTATTAAAAATTTAGGTGTCAGGAGATTAATATCATTAGTTCCCGAGATTAAAACTGAAGAAATTACCGTTGAATTTATTCTTGAAAGATTTAATAATTTATTTGAGGAAGACAATGATAATCATATTGTAAAGAATTTTTTGACAGGCGTTACCAAATATGGGATATTGGGTGAAGAATTTTTTGATGTAAATAGTCGTATTGTAAGTCTTGATAATCCTTTTTTAACCGATGAAGCAAAGGAATCTATAACTTCATTAATAAACGATTTGATTGACCCAGAAGGTCGGTCATATAAAAACACCATGAAGATGATGATGGAAGATGGTATATTTTTATTACTTCCAAAATCGGATGACGCATGGATAAATTTTCTAAATCCATTTTTAAGATTAACAAGAAAAGAAAAGAATAAAAAATTAATTAAAATTAAAAACAATGAGTAATCAAGAAGTAACAAAGTTTGAGTTTCTTTTAACATTAGAAGGAAACATTATCTGTCAGAGATTTTTCAATGTAAGAGAACATAACCCAAAGTCTAGACGTTCCATGGATTTACACTATTATGTTAAAAATATTTGTGACAATATTGGTGTAGATTTGAAAACAAAAACATTGGATTATTTACATGAAAATCGTGATTATTTTTGTGGTTTGGACAATGTAGAAACCGATGAACAAAATGAAAAAGAGTATTTTTTGCTCGAGATTAAGATGGGTGACGATGTATTTATTCAAAGAATGTTTTCCGCTAAATTATATCATCCAAAGGTTAGATATACGGTAGACATTCGTCCATATTTAAAAAGATATTTGTCAGATTTAACCAACATTTTATCATCTAAAAATTTGGAAACAACTTATTTAAACTATAAATTATAAAAAAATAAAAAACTATGTCAGAAAAAAATTTTGGTTTTCTCGGAGCGTCATTTCAACAAACGTTGATTAAATCTATCGTAGAGGATAAAAAGTATGGTGAACAGATTATTGATGTAATTGAGAGCAAATATTTTGATAATAGTTCTTTTAGATTTATCACCTCGCATATCAAAGAATACTATCATAAATATGGGAAAATTCCCGATTATCAGAGCTTGTGTCAAACTATAATTCTTGAAATAGGTTCACAAGAAAATGCGAGAATACATTTAGATACAATTCACGATATTAAAGAAAATACAGTAGATGACCCGATGGTGAGAGAAGAAGCTCTTAATTTTTGTAAACAACAAAATTTAAAGAAGGAACTTAAAATGGTAACCACTATTATTGAGAATGGTAAATTTCAAGAATACCATAAGATTGAAGGTATTATTCAAAAGGCACTACAAGTAGGATTACCACCTGAAGAATGTATGGATGTTTTTCACAATATCGATGCCGCTTTAGAAAAAGATAATAGACAAGCAATACCAACAGGTATAGAGGGTCTTGATACCGCTTTAAAGGGTGGATTGGGTATTGGGGAGCTTGGTGTTGTATTAGCTCCAACCGGTACGGGTAAAACGACTATATTATCACTATTCGCAAATACTGCATACCTATATGGGTACAATGTCCTTCAAATATTTTTTGAAGACAATCCCGATAATATCAAAAAGAAACATTATACAATTTGGTCAGGAATCGCACCTGACGAACAATCTGAAAATAAAGATTTTGTTAAAGAAAAGATAAACGTAGTTCAAACTCAAAGTAAAGGGACATTGGATATTTTAAAATTACCAAGTGATTCGGTTTCAATATCCGAAATTAAATCTCGATTGAGAAAAAGAATTTCAGAAGGTAAAAAAATTGACCTTTTAGTTATTGATTACGTAGATTGTATCAGTCCTGAAAAATTAAATTTCGGAGAAGAGTGGAAAGGTGAGGGCTCCGTAATGAGAAGTTTGGAAGCTATGACAAGTGAATTTGGAATCGTTATTTGGACCGCGACTCAGGGTAACAGGGAATCTATTTCATCTGAAGTTGTAAATAGTGACCAAATGGGTGGTTCAATTAAAAAAGCGCAAATTGCTCACGTAATTTTATCAATAGGTAAAACTATAGAACAAAAAGAACACAACTTAGCAACTATGACTTTACTGAAGTCAAGAATTGGTCGTGACGGAATTATATGGCAGAATTGTAAGTTTGACAATAGACTGTTAGTTATTAATACCGAGTCTCAAACAACACTCCTTGGACACAAGGAAGACAAACAAAAAAATGTTTCCGAAAGAATGAAAGAGGCCTTTATGCAAAGACAGGAAACCTTAAACAGAAATTAATAATTATTATTACTATGACAGAGAAGATTTTGAAACAAAATCCGGGACGTTTTGTCCTTTTTCCTATCGAACATCACGATATTTGGAAACTTTACAAACAACAAGAATCTTGTTTTTGGACCGCCGAAGAGATTGATTTAGCCCAAGACATTTATGATTGGGAAAACAAACTAAACGAAGACGAACAACATTTTGTTAAAAATGTATTAGCGTTTTTCGCCGCCTCGGATGGTATTGTTAATGAAAACATCGCGATGAATTTTGTCAACGTGGTGCAATATACAGAAGCTAAAATGTTTTACGGATTTCAAATAATGATGGAAAATATTCACAGTGAAACTTATTCTTTATTGATTGATACATACATTAAGGACAAACAAGAACAAAGTAGATTATTTAATGCAATTGACACAATTCCCGCTGTTAAGAAAAAGGCTGAATGGGCGTTAAAGTACATTGAAAAGGGTACTTTTGTTGAAAGACTTATCGCTTTCGCCGCTGTCGAGGGTATTTTCTTTTCTGGCTCATTCTGTTCTATTTTTTGGCTCAAAAAACGTGGATTAATGCCGGGTTTAACCTTTTCAAATGAACTTATTTCTAGAGATGAAGGAATGCACTGTGACTTTGCTTGTCATTTGTTTAATCACCACGTTGAAAATAAATTAAGCGAGAAGAGAATTAAAGATATTATATGTGGCGCGTTGAAGATTGAAAAAGAATTTATTTTAGAGGCGTTACCCGTAAAATTAATTGGTATGAATTCAGATTTGATGAGCCAATATTTGGAATTTGTAACCGATAGATTATTAATGTCATTAAATTGTTCAAAGGTTTATAATGTTGAAAACCCATTTGATTTCATGCAAAATATTGCTCTTCAAGGTAAAACTAATTTTTTTGAAAAAAGAGTTGCTGAATATCAAAAAGCCGGTGTAAATAGTAACGTGTCAATTGAAGATATGCACACAGCGTTTGAAGATATAGATTTTTAATTAGAGTATGAAAGTAAAAAAGAGAGATGGCTCATTAGAAGAAATGAGATATGACAAAATCACCAGAAGAATACAATATTTCTGTGGTGATTTAAATTTAGAATACATTGACCCAACATTAGTAACTCTTAAAGTTACTCAGGGCATTTACGATGGTATCTCTACAATCGAGCTAGACACATTAGCCGCTGAGACAGCGGCGTCTATGGTAACAACACACTCAGATTACGCTAAATTAGCCGGAAGATTAGCGGTGTCAAACTTACATAAAACAACACCTAAAAAGTTTTCTCAATGTATTAAAGAACTTTATTGTTTTATTGAACCAAGAACAGGAAAAGAATCATCTTTAATTTCAGATGAGGTTTATCAATTTGTAATTCAGAACAAAGAATCTTTAGATGGGGCGATAATCCAAGAAAGAGATTTTGATTTTGATTATTTTGGATTTAAAACCCTTGAACGTTCTTACTTTTTGAAAATCGGTAGAAGAATTGTTGAAAGACCTCAATATATGTACATGAGAGTTGCTGTTGGTATTTGTAATGGTGACTTAGAAATGGCTTTGAGAATTTATAATGATTTATCACAACATTTCTACACTCACGCAACCCCAACACTCTTTAATGCTGGTACTCGTAGACCACAAATGTCTTCTTGTTTCTTAATTGGTAATAAAGGTGATGACATTGATGGTTTATTTGACACAATTAAAGATGTTGCTAAAATTTCAAAATGGGCTGGTGGTATTGGACTACATGTTCATGATGTTAGAGCTAAGGGTTCATATATTAAAGGAACAGGTGGTGAATCAGACGGTCTACTCCCAATGATGAAAACATACAATGAAGTTGCTCGTTGGATTAATCAGGGCGGTAAAAGAAAAGGCTCTTTCGCGATTTATCTCGAGCCATGGCACGCAGACGTTTTTGAATTTATTGATTTGAGAAAAAATCACGGTAAAGAAGAATTAAGGGCTCGTGATTTATTCTTAGCAATGTGGACACCCAATCTTTTTATGAAAAGAGTTGAGGAAGACGGAGATTGGTCACTATTTTCACCTGACGAAGCTCCTGGTTTGTCAGACGCTTATGATGACCCATTTTCTTTTACTCAAGAATTCACTCAATTGTACGAAAGATATGAGAAAGAAGGTCGAGCGAGAAAAGTTGTTAAAGCGAGAAAATTAATGGACGCAATTTTAACGGCACAAATTGAGACCGGAACCCCATATATGTTGTATAAGGACGCCGCTAATTACAAGTCAAATCAAAAGAACTTAGGCACGATTAAATCATCTAATTTGTGTACTGAGATTATTGAATACTCAAGTCCAACAGAACAAGCGGTTTGTAATTTAGCATCAATTGCATTACCAAAATACATTATTGATAAAGAATTTAATCATGAATTACTTTATGATAATGTGTATCAAGTTGTAAAAAACCTAAACAACGTTATTGATTTAAATTTTTATCCCACCGAGGAAACAAAACTTTCAAACATGAAACATAGACCAGTTGGTTTAGGGGTACAAGGATTGGCAGATGTGTTTTGTATGTTAAAATTACCTTTTGAAAGTGAGGAGGCGGATAAATTACAAGTGGAAATATTTGAAACAATTTATTTCGCGGCGATTACATCATCTAAAGATTTAGCGATTAAAAATGGTGCATATTCTTCATTCGAGGGTTCCCCCTTATCTGAGGGTAAATTTCAATACGAATTATGGGGTAAAACAGACAAGGACACAAGTGGAAGATGGAATTGGAAATCATTAAGAAAAGATGTTGTTAAACACGGTGTAAGAAACTCTTTGTTAGTTGCACCCATGCCGACAGCGTCCACAGCTCAAATTCTTGGTAACAACGAAGCGTTTGAACCATTTACCTCTAATTTATATTCAAGAAGAACATTAGGTGGTGAGTTTATAGTAATAAACAAACACCTTGTAAATGAATTATTAGAAAGAGGATTATGGTCAGATGAATTAAAGAAAAAATTAATCATAGAGAATGGTTCTGTTCAAAATATTCCCGAAATACCTGTCGATATAAAAGAAGTTTACAAAACAGTTTGGGAAATGTCTCAAAAAAGAATCTTAACCATGGCATCTAACAGGTCAATTTATATCGACCAATCACAGTCTTTAAATTTATTTATTGACAACGCAAACAAAGCCAAAGTTTTAGCCGCACATATTTATGGATGGAAACTTGGTTTAAAAACGGGTATGTATTATTTACGAACCAGAGCCGCTGTTGACCCATTAAAGGGTTTAGGAATTGACACCTCAACATCAAAACCCACAGTTGAAGCTAAAGAAGTACAAAATACTTCATATAACCAAAATAATCAAAAAGAAGAAGAAGTCGTGGAGGTGTCCATATCATCAAGACCAACAGACTCTCCTTTTGAATGTGAAGGTTGTGGCTCGTAACTGTAGGTGGCTCCATTGACATTTTATAATTAACAATACATCTACTTTGTTTGATTATACAAGAGCAAAAAAATCAAACAAT